GGGTAGTGTCCACAACCTGGAGACCGAACACAATGCTGGATTCGGTTGCGTCGGAAACCTGGAAGCGGGCTTTGAACCAAACCTTCTTATCCGCGACGAAAGAAAAGCTGGCGCCGGGTTTCTGCAGATACGCCGAGTCTGCAATACCTGCGGTGTTGGTCTGCAGGATTGCTCCACCAAGCACGCCTGTGTTAGCGATGGTCGGCGTCACACCTACGTTAGTAACCGTCCACTCCGCTGCGGTGAAGGAATCAAAGTCGTCAAAGAAAGTGTGAAACAACGTAGGGTCCAGCTGCCCCATCATGCCCAAGGCATTACTGCCGGAATTGTTTGTGACCCCGTTTTGGAATCTGGTTGGTGCGCCCATATGATACTCCTAGTTACGTTCTTACGAACGGGAGGGATGCTCCCGTAACTGCTGGATGAAGTGCCAGCACACCTAAGGCGGAAACCCTAGACAATGCGCGCGGGTTATTGTAACATAATCCACGCGCATCAGCTAAGCCTTACGGCCCGTTGCTACCGTACACACCACGAGGATCTGTACAGCCAACGCTCAGGCGCATATACGAAGCGGCCTTCGCATTCTTGGTGTCAAAGTCATTGTCCTGATCGAACATCGGCTCATCGCGCCAGAAGAAGGTCATGCCGTTCGGGCAGTTCGTCCGCACAAACCAAGCGTGAGGCGACAAGAAGTAGTGATTCATCTTGATGCCCTTCGGGAAGGCGTTCGTGGCTTTCAACACGTTGATAGCGTTGTTGCCATTGTGGGACTGCAACACCGACTGCAAGATCCGATTGGCGTTGTACCATTCTTGACGAGAGATGTGCAGGGACTCAGGCATGATGTTGATCAGCAAGCCTGTGTCGTTCTGCGCACCCATTATCTGGATGGTCAGGTCTTCCAGCGACGCTTCAGACAAGTCTGCCGCAGGGGACAGGGCATTGCTGAACGTACCGCCAGTGGCATTCACGTGCGAGTCCGAGATCAACGCAGCACCGTCAGCCGTACTGAAGTACGTGGTGGCGAAAGCATTGTTGTACGGGAAGGCGCCGATGTTTTCCACTGTCTGGTTCATCGAGAACGCATTCGCTTCCGCGCGGCGAGTCGCAACTTCTTTGTACTGGTTATCACGCAGTTCTTCAAAGGTGACGATGTAGCCCAGAGCGTAGGCGATGTGGGTGTAGGTCGAAACCACACCTTGGATCTCCGAGTCGTAAGTGACTGGAGCGCCTTGGCCCTTGACGGGAGCGAGACCGAAGGGAGTCACTTGCACGCCCTGTTCGTAGGCCTTGTCCGAGCTGCGAATGTCGTACAGGTCAGTGTACTCTTTCGTGTGCTGGTCGTAGACCTGGCCCCAGGTGGTGAACACCCCAGGCCACAGCAGTTTAGGGTGCGAGCCTGTGTTGATTACGCCGCCAGCCATGTTATACTCCTAATGAGCCAGTGCCGTGGGCAAGCTCATGTACGTTGATTTGAACCAGATGCTTGGCGTAAGCACCAAACGCGTTTTGCTGGCGACGGACCAGACCCATCAGTTTGAGCTGAAGGGTTGCGGTCACTGCAGGCGTGGCGTCGGTCGAGGAGGGCAGTTGCCAGCCTGACGTGAAACCATTACCTGTCCCGCTGAGGGAGATCGTATTCAGGCCAATGTCCGTAGCTGCAATCTGCAGAGTGTTGGAATTTTCCTGAATCTCAAACAGCACGTTTGGATCGTCCACCACCATGGCGAACCAGTCTTTCGACGTCTCCGCGCCTGGACGGTAGGTGATGTCGAGGTTCTGCGGGTTAGCGATCAAGCCTTCCTGCGTGCCCAGACCGACGATCACACCGCGAAGGCCGCCGGTTGCAGCGCCCAGGACAATGCCTGGAATACCGTCGGCATTGGCAGTCCCACTGGACTTAACCGGGTCACCGATGTAGAGGGCAGTAGCGTAAGCCGCTGCGATTGAGTAGAGTCGAGCTTGGCCGTTCCAGGGGGCACCGTTAAGGTACTGAACAGGAATGAACCCAGCCGGACGATTTGCATTTGCCATAAAAATCTCCGTTGGTTAAGCGCGTGAGCGCTTGGGTTTGAAAAAGTCGGGAATTGCGGTTCTGGACTTATCCACGTAGCGGTGTTGGGAATCGCCTGGGCGATCATTCTCTGCCCCAATCATACCACCTAGGAGTGAGTCACGTACTTTGCTATTCCTAGCCTCGACCTGTTTCTGGTCCTCGTCCCACCATTCCTGCCGGATCTTCATCAGAACCAGTCGGACGGGTTGGCCGTCTTTACCTACCTCTTGCCCGGAGACAACGCTTACTCTCGATCCCATGTCAGCGTTCCCGGAGGCAGCACTGTCACCGCCGAGGGATACGTTGTTGATCTTCATTTCTCGTTCATCCACGAATTCATAGCCGCCATCCAGCGCGCGCTGAAGACGCTCGGGGTTGGAGGTGAACCAGTGGAGGTGGTAGCCAGGAATGTCTTCCGTCTCCAGTCGTTGGACTGGAACCGACATTGGGATGCGTTTCCGCTGGGCAGTGGTACTACCCGTCGCGGTGCCTGGATTTGGTTTGTCAATAGCCATGATTATTCTCCGTGATATATCTCAGCGTAGCGAGTACGCCAGTCGTTGATGGTTTTGTACTTCTTACCTTCCCCGACAAACCGCTTTGATTCCGCATCGCAGGCTTGTTTGGCGTCGGCAGGAAGTGCAGCGTAGCCCTTGCTTCCGCGCGCACGACTTTCACCGTCAGCACTTCCGCGAGACCCTTCCACCTTATCTCCACGAGGCTGCTGCTCTCCGAGTTCCTTTGCAACTTCCGCCGCAACTTTCTCAAAGAACGCACGCCCTGTGCTTGTTTCGCCGGATTCCCGAAGTTCCTCAGCGATGCCGAGGGCCAAGGAAGTCTTGCGTTTGTTTGTCCCGAACCAGGGATTCTCTTCATTCCATTGCGCTAAGGCTGGGTCAGGAACGAAAGCGGGGGCTGCTTGCTGTACAGGAGCAGCCTTCTTCTCCGGCTCGGCCGTGTTCAGCTTTACCAGCTGATCCGTAAGCTCTGCCACGCCTTCGTGATCCCCGGCTTCCGACGCAGCGGACAACTGCGCCTTCACCTGGCGACGCGCCTGCTCTACGGCCTTTTGAGTATCAACGGTGTGACGTTCCTCAATTTGGTCGATAGCAGTCTGGGCGGCTTTGAGGGCAGCAGCGGTTTTCGCGGACTCCACTCGAAGGGCGTCAAGCTCGGTGTGGAGTCGTTTGTTTTTCTCTCGGACAATCGGGCGAACAGTCTCTCCTCTTTCAATGTAAAGATCTGCATCGACGAATTTCTCCGCTTGGCCCTTGAACCGAGATGGAGGAATCCATCCCATTTTTTCAGCCGCCGCCTGAACTTCCGGTGGCGCTGCAGATTCGACTGGATCAGACATGATCGCCCTCCTCGTCGGTGATGGCGCAGAAGATGTCGCGGTCGTTGACCAGGCGGTACATCTCTCCATCCATCGGACCCTTGGCCATGAAGCCGGCGAACTTAGTCACAAGGACTTTCTCGCCCACGACTGCCCTGGGGGTTGGCTCATCATGCCAGGCGCTAGGCCCGACTGCCACCACAACTGCCCGGTTGTCTACCATGCTCAGCCGGCCCTGAACGGATTCCGGCAGCACGATCTGCGCGCCCTTGCGCTCGGGTTCGTACAGCTTGATAAGCACCGCGACACCGCGCGGGTCAAGCCCTGATTTATTTTCCATCACACTCTCCTAAGTATTGCTCATAATCTAGATCCTGTACAAAGGCATAGCCCTTGCAAGTACCAATATTCCCTACGTTCACGAGAGCCATTGCGTGGCTGTCATAGTCCGTAAAGGCGCCGCCTTCCCAATCAAGTCGCATTTGTTCGCGCCGCTTGGCAAGGATTTCCATCACAGCCAGTGTACCTGGATGCGACTTCCATTCGTTAAACTCGGGTTCAGTCATTACCCTCACTTCTTAGTCTCCTTCGGTTTCACAGTGCTCTTAATTTGGTGGTCGGATTGAAGCTTGAGCGCTGCGAGAGTATGCTCAATCCGAGAGTTAATCTGTTCGTTCTCCGCCTTGACCCGCGAGATCTCCGTGTTGAGCACAGCGACTTGGGCGTAGGCGGCTTCGGTTTGGGCAGACGCCGCTTCGTTCTGGGCCTGCGCGGTAAGCTGCATGATCTTCGCGTTGTTGAGCCGTTGCTCTTCTTGCAGCGTGACCATGAATTCTTGCATACGAACTTGCAGTTCCTTCTCCTGCTCTGCTGCGCGCCCCGCGATCTTGGCTTCTTCAATAGCCAG